TATCCCATTACCGTTGTGTTTTACGTGGTGATCGCCAATATGAATTGAGTTAGTATTTATATCCTCTTTCATATTGAAATACATAACACCTATTAAAACTCCGCAAATACCTAGAACAGTAACTATGCCAATGACATAAGTTTTTGCTGTTCCGAAGAGTTCTTTTTTCACGCGTTCTTCCATTTTATCATGTTCAACGTGAGCTTTGTCTTTAAAATCTTGAAGTTTTATATCTTGTTTTCTCATAGAATCCCATATTCTATCAGTTGCTAATATAATTGCGCGATTATGTTCTATCGGCATTCCTTCTAATTTTAATCCTAATGCTTTAACACTATCATCTAAATGACGTATTGTTAAGGTTAGTTGGTTTTCTTCATCAAGTTTAGCGTCCAACTTTGCTAAAATTGAAGACATTGTTTTATCTAATTGGATTTGTTGATTAAATATTTCAGTTTGTTTAACTGCTAAATGAGATAAGTCTTTTTGCAATTGAACTTGAGCTACCTCTAATGCTTTTATTCGTTCATCGCTCATCACTAATCCTCAATGTCACTTAAAGAATTTATATGTTCATTAATAAGTTCAACATCATTAACAACTATATGACAACCAGTTCTTTCATTATGGTATTCATAGTAAAAATTTCCTGGTAATTTATGCGAACATTTTACTTTACAAGCTTCTGCTCCGCCCTGTGTAGTTTTGAAATAACTGTCAAATCCCAATTTATACTCAACAACAACACAACCTGTACCGAGATCGGGGTCGCGCAAATTATCTATGCCATTAGTAGTGCATCCTGTTAATAAAAACGGAATTACCAATATTAACACAGCAATCATTGAATATTTCATTGGCAATTCCTTATTTTATTATTTAGTAACAGTGGCCGCTTTTTTAGTTGTTTCTGCTGCTTTTTTAGCTTCTGCTTCTGTTAATTTAACTGGTTCAACTTTTGGTTTAGAAGTACTCCAACCAGTTTTCTTCATAATTTCCATTTGATCGACGTCTGCATTACACATTTCGCCTTTTTTATTATACATTTTCATGATTAATTTTCCTGTTATAATAAGAAATAGGGTAGCTCTACTGAACTACCCTAAATTAATAGTTATTACACTACGTGCTTAGCGATAACCACAGACTTACGTGTGTCATAACATATAGCACCGATAAGAATATCGAAAGAAATAGTTTCGGTCTTAGTATCGATGTCATAGTCACGAACTACGCGGATTGACATGCCATTTGCAGAAGCAGTAGCCGCATCAACGCCACCAGGAGCAGCAAGAGGAGGAGCAGCATAAGCAAATGAACCAGGCTCAAGGATAATGCCCTGTTTAGTGACAGAAGTATTACCAGAAGAAACAGTGGTGATAGCTGACGTTACGGGAACAAGTTCATCGATTTGATGGGCAAGAGGAATTTCAGTGCCGCCAACAGTAACTTGAGTACCAACAATTAGAGGACGCTTCATGCCAGCAACTAAAATACGATCACCAACTTCAAAAGTACCAGTAGTAGAAGTAGTGAACAATGAAGAAGTGCCTATGGTATTTTGAGTGCCAGTTGGAGTTGTAACAGTAGCAGCAACGCCATCACCTGGGGCTTCGACTGCATCAGTAAAGTTCTCAGAACCATACCAATTAACGCCCATTAAACGACCCATATCAGCTTCTTGTAATGCAGTAACGCCTGGAGCACCACGTGTATCGTACTTATGGAATACATCCTGACCAAGCATTGAAGCTTCAAGATCACTATTAACAATAGCAATACGGCCACCTTTAGCGATTTGCTGTTTATTGGCTTGCTTACGGGCAAGGGCAATATCAGCGGCATTATTTAATGGAGATAATGAAGTATAGAGACCACGGGAATCCCATGCTTTGGATAACAAGTATGTATCAAGTTTCTGAGCCATGCTGACCATTGCAGGGGTAATGAATTGCTCTGATAATGAATCAATGTTCATTGCCATTTCAGCGGCAGTCCATGGAGCGGAAACATCGAAATGCTTCTCAATAGCGAAATCTGCATAAGATTCTTTGGCATCTTGACGACTGATTGAACCGGAAAATTCATCGACGCGGAAATCTGGACGGGTTTTGATTGAAACTGAGTTGCCTACAGCATAACCACCAACTTTATTAAAGTCTGCAGTTTTATCGCGGTACATAAGAGCACCAGCAACTAATTGATACTCCAATTGCATCAGAGCTTCTGAGGCAATCGTAGCGACATTTACTAATGAAACGGCCATTTTATTTCTCCTTATGTTGGAGAAATGAAAGTTATCTCCAACCAATTTAATATTGATTTTTAATTAACTTTCTCGGCCCAGCTTTGAAAGGTAGTCCGACTAGCTCCTGCTAGCTCGTACCGTAATTATAACACGTACACAAATTCGTGTCAATAATTCCCGTTACGGACGAACAAGCTAGAATTACCCTGCTTTTAATTTACTTTGCTTTTCACGCAATTCACGATACAGAGTCATATCACCAGAAGCCGCCGCGTCATTTATGGCCGCTTCTAAGTCACTGCCAGAACTACCGCCAGCACCACCATCAAGACCGCCAGAAACAGAAGATGGCCAATAATATGAATGGCTATTCTTTAATTCTGCGAGATATCTTTCAGGAGTCAAAAGATAGTCATCTGTGTCTTTCTTAAGGTTTCCGTCACTGTCACGAGCTTCAACAACATTATCAGCACCCATAGAAAACACACCAGCGGCTTTACTTACTACATCATCAAGTGCTTCCGGTAATACTCCAGCTTTAATAGCAGTATTACGAATTTCATTACCAACAGTAGTGCGAATTAATTGATCACGATATTTATTTGATAATTTTTCGTTTTTCTCACTGGATTTCTTCATGTCAGACATCTTATCATCGAAATCTTTACGTTGATCGTCAAGTTGTTTTTGAAGAGTGATCATGGCTGAATCATTATCGCCACCATCTCCGCCACCATCCCCCTTGTCAATAAGAGCTTCCAAGGCTTTTTTAGCTTCTTCTGGGTCAATGCCATCAAACAATTTTAACTTATCGGCTAAAGTTGTTTTTTCCTGTTTAATTGTGTCACGATTTAACTTTAATTCAGAAGTTTCCTTCTCAACTGCTAAACGAATTGCTTCTACAGCCGCGTCTGATGTTAAATCTATGTCTGTGTTGTCATCTGCCATTTTACTTTCCTATTTGTTGTTATTCGCTGGCGTCATCGCCAATTGGTTTTTCAAAATTTGAACTATTTTTATCATCTTCTCTTGGCTTCATATTACTGCCATCTTCTTCCTCGTCTTTTTTAAGAGGTTCATACACATGGCCATTCGTTATATCATCTAATTCATCTTCCCATGTAGAATTTTCTGGGACCATTTGGCTATTTTTTATGTTATTAAATAAAGTTTTCCAGCCCAATGCTTTCTTTTCCCATAACCCAGCAAGTGCTATGATATCCGCACTGGATAATACCGCTGAATTTATTGCTAAATTAGTATCTATTGATATTTTCTCTATTTTCTCTTCAGGTACTCCAATCCATCTTGCAATAATTTTTAGCTGATTAACTATGGCGGTTGCCGAATTTAGAGTAATAGATTGTATTGTTGCATCATTAGCACTGGTACGTGCTTGCAATGCCGCCGCAGATTCAGCACTCTTTTTATTAATGCCCATTAATGCCCAGCCTAATTTTCCGGCTTCAACGAATAATGAATCAATGTCACTTGAAACATGGGTGAGTGCACTGGTATCAGTTTTGGTATAATAAGCTTTAGCTTCTGCTTCTGGGAGATATACTGCAAGCCCAGCTCCCACACCTTGCGATTCATCGTCTCCTTTACTAACTCCAGAAAATACCAACATCGGGGAACAAGATAAAAACTGACTATTTGATAGATCACAATTTTTTTGGTATATTTGAATTGCAATATTACCTATGCCCAATAATGGCATTTGATCTATGCCCCAATCTAGTGAAGTTGACCCTATACATTGAACGGGCATTTCTTTTAATTCTTTACCCATGTATGACGGTGCTTTTGTTGTTGTTGTATCATTATCCTTTGTCTCTACAATATAATTTCCATCTTTCATGTACACTATTTTATGTATATATTCTTTATCTTTCCACACATCTTCTTCAAATGGGCTATCGGAATTTGGGGCATCTTCCCTGAGTATTACATATTTATCTTGATTCCATTTCGGAACAGATTGAGCTTCATACGTTTTTATTGTAGGTTTTTTTGTGGTAGGATTAATATCTATTATTATCCATATCGTACCATCCCGTAATACACTTCTAATAGATTTATCATATAGTTTAAAGATATCCTTACGTATAAACTCTAATTCTTCTGGCATATTTAGAATCATCGGACGTTTGTTTATTGTAGACATCAATGCTCTGTAAGTATAATCCGTAATACTCGGAAGTCTTCCGCGAGTTTTATAGGCCGCGTACAATGAATTTTGGTGATAATTTGGATTGTATTGGTTACTTATTTGGTCCGAAAGTTTATTAGTAAGATTGTTAGCTCCCTCATTCATTGTTACTGCTGTTGGGGATACTGCCTTCGTTAAATCAAATGCCGCTGGCATAGGTAAATAATACTGATTACGCATTTTAACACGTGCTTCAGCATTTGTGCTGTCTAGTAAGTCCCCCATTAACTGCCAACTGTACAAACTCCTATTATAATCTATGCTGTAAAAAGGTGGATTGGTATATGGCATTTTATTTTCCTAAAATTGTAATTATCTTGTATGAGTAGAGTACATTATGTTTGATCCTACTTCTAAAGTTGGTTTTTTAATAGGCATTAAATAATGTATTAAATATCCCAATGAATCGTTTATATCATCAATAGTACTTCCTTTCTTATCGAATTTTTCAGGAGCACCATTTTTATCGTAAATTTGTTGTTCTAAACTATCTGCAAGGGGGTTGGCTTCTTCCACATTCACTGATAATTTATCATGGTCTAAAGCACCATTAACAGCTAACACTCTATCTTTAACTGGCGGATTCTTATTTTTCTTCTTAACTACAAAATGTTTTCTCAATATTGATAGATCACTCACAGATGCGCCCTTTGAACTTGTGTTTTTACTGGACGCATCTGGATATATTACAATATTCATATTAGGGTATAATTCATTTATTAAATTGCACATTGTAGGAGTATCTTTAACATCAACCAATACTTTAACAACATCAAGACCGCCCGTAGTAATAGGGACCATTGGATTTTTTTCAACCGCAACAACAGCACTCATTCCCAACACATTAAAATCCATTCCTATGTGCAATTTTCTATGTAATAATTCATTAAACACCACATGTGTAAAATGGTCTTTCCGTTTAAAGTCATATACAGTACCAGCTTGCATATTCACGTAATTTCCGTTTAAATATGCTGATACCAAATTTTTTGGATATGTTGCTAATAAATTTTTTACATACGCATCAGAAATATGGGGGTTATCATACGTACTTCCTTTGTACGACACATATCCTTTCTTTTTTGATTCTTCTTCGTTCTTACCCCACTTCATATAACAAAATTTGAAACCCTCAGGGGTAGTACATACCAATAATTGATTTACATTTTCACTTCCTTTAGGCATTGGAACTCTCACACGTGCAACCATTTTATTCCATGCGGCTTCAGCGTGTGATGCTTTTACAGTATCCAATTCCTCTACCATACCATGTGTAACATTGAACCCCACAATAAGTTCTGGATTAGCGTACGACCGTAGAATTATTTTTCCATGGTTATAGACTGTATATGTTGATTCTTGTTTATTGTATTCCCATTTTATTCCAGATTCTGTTAAAAAACTTTCTACATATGGTCTTGATACTAATCTTAGAATATCATGGCTTGGTCCGAATATCACCACATCGCAAGGAGCATCCCTCAAGAACATGAACATCAATTTTAAAGTGGTAGTAAATGATTTTCCATTATGGGGTTACGGGTTATTTTAACGATTGTTGTTGCTAAAATAACCCGTAACCCCCAGAGCCAAACCCCCCTATGAACATCGGATATGGGTTTGTGTTGTCTATAGTAAATTCGCTTTGCGATGCGTTTAATGTTATATCCAAAATTTATTTCCCTTCGAGTCATTTTCTGACGCAGTTAATAATTGTAGATTAGTTTCAACATGTAACCCAGAAACTAATTTTCCTTGTAATGGAATAACATGATCTACTGTTAAATTTAATTCTTTTGCTTTCTTGTAAATTTCTTTTATCAAACTAAAATTAGCCCACTTGGGTGTTCTTTGTAATTTAGCGGCTCTTCGTCTAGCTGTCCTTGCCGCATAAATTTCTGGATTATTTTTGCAATGGTTACTTTTGCGTTTGGCTTCTTTCTCTTTATTTTCTGAGTACCATTTTCTAGCTTTAGTGTTTATGTTGTCTTTGTTCCTGCTACGATATTCCTTTCTTCTAATCAATTCACTTTCCCTATTTTCTGCGTATTTAACCCTTGCTTTAGCTCTTGTTGTTTCTCTATATTTCTCACGTTTTATTCTATTTCTAATGTGTTCTTTTTCTTTGTTGTTATCTCTGTATTTTTTGTTTCTAATGTGTTCTTTTTCTAAATTATCGGCATGTCTTTTCCTGTTAGCCAAATTGGAACAACATTTACACCTAGAAGTTACTCCGTATTTTCCCCTTTTTTGTTTGGCAAACTTTTCTAACCCTTTTTCTTCTTTACATGTGGTGCATGCTTTAGTAGTCATTTTAATTCTCCAGTATAAGAATTTTCAGTAATTAATAAGTGCAAGAATAGGTTACTGAAGCCTACTTTCGGATTGCATTTCCTACTTGCACTAACTCTTTAATACTTAATAAGTTCTATGATTACTACTAAATATATAATAATATTAATAACAATCCAAAATTTCACTTGCTCATTTCCGCATTTCTTAAAGCTGTATTTCTTTTGTACATATCCTTGCCACATTCTTTACAGTAACTTCTCATGCCAAAAGAAACGTTGAATTTATTTTTATTAAATTCTGTCCATGATTTCCAGTCTTCACACTGAGAACATGTGCGTCCTTCTCCTATATCAACATTTTCTCTGTATGGGTGTTTCATTAATAATTTCCTGTGATTTGTGATACCAAAATTTTTGGTATCACAAAATCCATTATAACACATGACATATTATCGTGTCAATTATCGCGTGTACGACTAGTACAAGCTCTGGCTCGTTTTTCATGTTAATTAGTTGTTTTGCGACTATACTAGCTCGTTGTTTTACGACTATTAATTTTGTATTAGCTCTAGCTCATAACCAGATGGCCACTTAGCACGCTGGACGGGTATATCCACACTGGGATATCATAGGCGTATATACACAACGGGATATGACAAAAGTCGTCCCCATATCCACGGGACACGGCTTGCATATCCACACAAAGCATATTCACACTTGGATATTCCGCATATTCACACTGCGCCGTGTTGTATATTCACACTTGGGTATGTACGCAAGGCCTCTCGCATGGTATAATAAACATACGAGCTGGGGGAAAGACACAAACCCAGCCCCGCGAGGCAGGCGCAACATGGCCCCCACGCAAACACAACGCGACACCCCCGCAACAACGCGAGAACCGCGAATCTAGGAGAGACACCATGACAAACACACAACACGACACCAATAGCAATACATATGCACAGGGTCAAATTGCCGCACGAGCGCACCAAAGCGCGGCCCTTGCCGCACACAAGAGCCAAAATGCAAGAACCGACACCAAACGCGACGAATGGGCAGATAAGGCAATCAAACTAGCACATAGAGCGGCGGAGTCAGACCTTGCATTCGAGCAACCAGAAGAGCTAACAATGGACGCAATAGGGCAAGCACACGGGGACAGGGCAGGGGCATTGTTTGCACGTAAGCAAAGCCGAGTTTTGCGCAAATACCGCGACGGATACGCCGACACAACAAGTCACAGCGGCCACAAGAGCAAGAACAACGGTGACGACGTTGCGATCGCTCTGGCAGGACTTGCCGCCGCCGATGTGATGACGATTGCGGATCAACTGCTGGGATGGGACGCGGGAACACTGGCCACCAAATACGAGAAGCTCAACGAAGGCCAGAAACGTATGAATAGCGGCAATCGCATCCGCAATGGCTTCAAGAAGGGCATCTGGACAATCGACCAGATCGCCGCTCTGATCAATACAAACCAAGGCTAACAGCAATGGGGCAAGGACGCCCCCAACCGGAGAAATACAATGAAAACATACCTAAAAATAGTCGCTCTGATGTTTATTGCCGTACAAATAGGCATCTTTATAGTTTCACTCCTGCAATAGGGTATCTCGCGTAATAGCCTTGGGGACAGGGTTATTTCCGAGCAATCTGCTCAACACACTTGGAGAAACAAATGAAAACACAAGTTAAACAAACATTGGAAAATCTATTTATGGCATTTGCAATGGTAATTATGCTGGTCGGGGGAATGTATGCAGTGGCAGGAATTATTGCCATTAATCAAATGGATATGGAAACACCCACATGGAAATTAATTAATATAGCTCTACCGAGCCATACTGGAGAATAAATAATGAAAAATAAACCATCCGATTGCGACAATGCTACTGCTATGAGAAAAGTACGCATGTCACTTAACGATTTGCATAAATCTTTACTTAAATTGCACACTGGAACTGGGGACGACCCAGAATTAGGGAATTTAATATCGATGCAATATGAATTAACCGCGAAAATACTGGAGTACATAAAATGAAAATTATAGTGCAAAAATATTGGCTAACAGAAACAGAAGTAACAGCTCCTGATAATTTACCTGAACAAGAATTAAAGGATTGGATAATAGATAATACTGATTCTATCGGAAATGCTCTAGAAATGGCAACATGGGATAGTACAACTTATATTGATGCTAAAACAGATAAAGAAATAGATTCCTGGTAATGCTACATCTACACTTAGGTATAGTACTGGCCCTTCTCGTATGGTATAATAATGTTACGAGCTGGGGACAGCAATAATAACAACAATTGGAGAAACAAATGAAAATAGTAATTAAAAGAGCCAAATTCACTCATGAAATCCACTATGAAAGTTCGCTCTGGAACGGGCCAAATGGCAAAACTACCGTAGGGGAATTAGACAACATTTGTGATGAAATAGAATTACAAATGCCTAAAGGCGATGGTGAATTTACTATTAATTCTAAATATTTAACAGGCGGGATTAATGTAGTTGCTACGGGAAATAATCCAATAATACTACATTGGTAATGGGGTAACACGAGTAATGGTTTTATGAGAGCCATTACCGAGTAATCTTACTCAACACACTGGAGAAACAAATGAAAATTACGACATACAACCAAAATAACATACCAACAGATAAAGACGCAGAAGTATGGGTACACTTTATTTATGTGGACACTTCCGGATGGATTGGTATTGATGATTGCGAAGATTTTGATGATATTGGTATTTGTGAAGAAATAATTAAACAAATGGAAACCAAATCTGGCGAAGAAAATGAACTGGAGCCGGAATGTATCAAAGAAGAAATTGATGGGTATAAATATACGGATTCCAATATAGGGGAATTAACTAGAGTAATAGTTGCAACTCCTTATCGCGGTGAAGAAACTATATTTATTTTAGCGCAATAGGAGAATGAAATGAAATTTAACAGAAAAATTCAGCTAATTGAACAATTGTTATTGGAAATAATGGACATCACTGATAATGATAATATTGGCGACGAAAATATTCAAGAATTGTTTGACGAAGTTCTTGAAATGAAAAAACAGGAAGTTCTTGAAATTGTAGAAATGGGGATTGGAAAATCCCTTGATGAAGAATATAAAGATATCTGTTGGGCAGCCTATTTACTTGGGGAAATGAAATGAAAGATAACAATCAAACAGTAATACATATCGGTAGATTTACTATATATGAAATATCCGTAACAATGTGGGAAGTTACTGAAAAAGTAGATGGCATTGAGAATTACCAATTTACCTGTAATGATAAGGAAACTGCAATTGCTATATCTAATAAATTAGCTAAAATCGATGTATTTAAAATTAATGGAATGTTTGCTACCCCACTTGATTTCAAAACAATAGAAAGTTGGATTATGGCGCATAACACGGAAGACCAAATACATTTATGGACAGCCGCAATGATGATAAATAATTTAATTGTAAAAACACTTGGAGAAACATATGAGAATGAATAAAGAAACTGCAATTGAAGCGCAAAAAGCAATAGATACTTTAATGCGCACATGTAATATAATGGGGGTGGATGAAGATTTATCGGAAATGATAGCTGATTCTTTAGCAAAGGAACACCGTACCATTCAACAAACATTTGTTAAAATAGCCCATGATGCTTTAGTGCAATACGGGGAAAGACATCAAAACTACTATGACGATCGTAATAAAATGTCAGTAGAATTTTGTCGAAATATTAAAGCAATGGGCACACATTTTCCATTTGTTTAGGGACACATATTGTAGTTAATTATTCTAGGACATCGTACGGTACGATGTCCGAAAACACGGGTCGTATTTTGTGGAAAATACGCCCCTTATAGGGACATAGTTTTCTATTATTCTTTGATATAGAGGGATAATAGAAAACGTTTCTCCAAACGTAATGGACAGGAACTATTTAAATAGTTCAACCGGATTTGTAACCCGTAAATGGACCTAATTAGGGGATTGTAATAATGCGATCTCTTAATTATATTAATGGGGAATAATATAATTACTATGGAACATATAATGAATTTGTCTAACGAGAGGCCCGTACGCCCATCCGATACCCGAATCGGTACATATGTGCCGATATGGTGGTCCGAGCCCGGAGACGGGCACAAGGGATACCTCGACGGTATATGCGCGACGTCGAGTATGGATGTGCGCGTACGACAATTACAGAATTACTGCACACGGAGATAATGGCTTATCCACACTTAGATATGGACACAGCCTGCACCGTATGGTATAATAAATTTACGAGCTGGGGAGAAGAGAAATTCATTCTGAAATTCCCTCTCCAACTTAATTGGGAGAAGTAACATGAGCACTTTAACTTTAATTTCAGCACAAGGCACAATGACTGTAACTGCTGTGGAAGCCGCTGAAGGTATTATTGACTTTGTTAAGACAATGAAGCAAGAAATCAAAACGAATTTTGGGATCTTGAAGAATTGGGCAATTTCCGAAGACGGTAAAATTGCTACCAGCAATGTTGATGAATCAACCCTCGAACTAACAGAAACTATTGAGGGTAGTTCGACAATGGCAAAGACACTATCAGAACACGCTAAAGCGTATGAAGATAGCGTTAGTTACTCTGGCGGTAAATCTAAAATCTGTGGCGACGCTATTTCAAAAGACTTACAAGGACTTAATCCTGATCAAGTAATTGAAGTAGCGGAAAAGATTCTGGATTTAAAGCACGGTGAATTGGCAGTTAAATACGACCACCTCAATCCTGGGCAAAAGCGCATGAATAGCGGCAATCGCATTCGTGGGGCAGTGAAAAAAGGCACTGTTACTGAGGAAGCTGTTCTGGAAATTATCGCTACAATGGAAGTAGCAGTAGTGGATGTTGCCGCTGATAAAAAACTTGCAGAAGAAACAAACGCTGAAGAGGAAGATGTTACTGCTGAGGAATAATCCATGACTAGAATAATAGACGCATGTTTAATCGTGGCTATTGTTTTAGTTGGATGGTTTTCTATATCAGAATATAATAGAATGGAAACCCTCCCAATAAAAGGGGGTTTCCTAGCTATTTATACTACAGAAGTTTTGATGTATTTGGCTGTTGTTTTAGTATTAATACTGTCAAATTTTAATAGAAAATTAACCTACGTAATAGCAGCACCCCTCTTCATAATAGTAATTTTCGTAGTCCCCTTGGGATTCTTTATGGGATAGTAAGAGGAAGGGATTTATTCCCCTTCCTCCTCAACTATTTTCTTCGGCGTCAAATTTATCACAATTCCCTTAGGTTTATCCTCTTCATCTTTATCATCAACTGATTTAAGCAATGCAATTGCTAATGGGTCACTTGCGCCATAGTATATTGGTTTACCCACAGCATCAACCTCAATATTTCCCTTATCATCCTCCCTTAAATACCCAGTCGCCCTTACTAATACTGAGCCAAATAATTCATCCTTAGCGTCCTCAATTATAGCATTTAACCTTACAGCAAACTCGTATGATGATTTACGCCATTCATCATACTTCCTTTTACTTACTCCAGCCCTATTGCATGCGATGGTGGGGGATAAACATAAACGGTATGCATCAAGGAATGCTACTTTTTGTCTATTTTCTGATTGCCATTCTTCAATCGGGGATTGCTCGTCCCATACATCGGAACTATTTAATTTTAATTCCGCTAGTTTTAGCGGAGATACTGGCTTAGGAATCATTGTATTACCTCATTATCTAATATTCGAATCGAATTATATTTTCTATATCCATACGAGCGTACGAGCCGACGTCCTATCGAGCGACGACCCGCGACGTACGTCGACAGGGTCCCCCCCCACGAGG